TGCCCAGCTTGTACAGACCTTGTGTGCGGGCATTCAAGAATGGAATCACTTGAGTCAGCAGGCGGAAGGCAGGCCATGAGCCTTGCATAGAGAAGTCAAGCAAATCTCTGGCGTAGTATGAAGCTTCAAGGTGCCCGTAGCCCTTGTCTTTCATCTGTTGATACAGCGCCATGCGGTTTGCAGATTCAGACTTGTTGCCAAACTCTTGATACTTATCCCATGCCTTTTTAAGTTGGTTCTTAATCTTTGCAGGTGTGTCCAGAATGTGTTCTTCTTTGACGCCCATCTTGATCAGCCGCTTCACCAGCGCAGCCTGATCTCCCTCAACGATGGAGCCAAAGTTAAACAAAGCACCGCCAGCCAGGGCAGACATATGGGCAGGATTGTCCTTGTTGCTCAAAGCCCAGCCGTTAACCACGTTGGCAAATGGATTTTTCTTCAAGTCACTGACGGCCATCGCAGAGATGGAGTCGCGGAACAAGTTGCGGATCTTAAACGCAGGAGAAATGGTCACGCCAAACTGGAGGACATTCTTAAATCCTCTAGCCACATCCAAGAACTTGGACTTTGGCCCCATGTATCCAATGGAAGTAATTGAATCCAGCAGCAAAGGATCAAGCACTTGGTAATACACGGGCTGACCATCGACCATCGCCTTAACTGTTCCCTTGCCGGATTCAGTCATCCACGACTTGACAGATCCATCGCCCACCATTTCATCATTGCTGCGGTAGTACACCTTACCGTCAATGATGTAGTACGGCACTTTGAGGTTTGGCTCTGCGCCGCCAAGCTTTTCGGCAGCAGTAAGCGAAGCGGCAGCAGCCTGATTCTTCATGGAAGCAGACAGGATGTGACTCCAGTTGCGCAGCGTGTTTTCCATCAGATCGGCAAATGGGCTAACGCCACCCTCCAAAGCTTTGGAGAAGTGCTGGTTTGACAAGCCGCTAGAAGTCATCACCTTGGAAACGTCACCATCTTCCATCTCACGATAGAACGGGATGTAATTGATGTCAGCAATGAAACGCTCATAGCCGATTGGGTTCTTTTGCAATTCCTCAATCTGGGCCTCAAGCTCTTCAATCTCTTTTTCTCTCTTGGCATCAGACAGGTTTTCATTGTTCTGAGCAACATTGATGCGGTCACGCAACCTGTCAATTGCATTGGCCGTAGAGTCAATCAGGCCAGCGTCCAGGGCCACCTTCAGCACAGAACGGTTTAGCTTGTTCATCTCCGTGCGCACAGCTTTATAGACCTGCTCACGGGGCTTGCCGTCTATCTCTCCAGCACTAAGCTCATCCCTGCGGCTAACAAGCTCATCCAGGTTGTCAATGTTGGATCGTTTGTTCGCGGGCAGATCAGCTTCACGATTCAAGGCAACCCACATCTGGTAACGATCCACTTCATTACCCAGAGGCTTCAACACCTCAATCATTCCCTTGGTGCCTTGTTTAATATTCAGCGCACCACCGTCATTGAATACTTGACCAAAGAACATCAGACCTTCAAGAGCGCCGTCTACAGTCTTGGACATACGCGCAAGAATATAGGCGTCTTCGCTGTACTCTTTAATGGTGCGGAACTGATCAGCAATACCTTGGGAAAGGCGCTGCCAGAAGCGATCCCGCATCTCTTCAATGCGCTCAACGATTGTTTTCCTCTGAGGAGCAAAGATAGGATTAGCCTTCTCTAAGAAGTCAGGCGGTACATCTTGGAAGCTGGTGGGCGACAGAGGCTTGCGCTTTTGCAGAGCAGTAGAAACCTTGGCTTTTAATTTGTCGCCTAAGCTTTCCTCTTCAACCTGTTCTTTGCCCACATCCTCATAGAGAAATTCTTCTCTAGGCGCATACTTGACGTTCTTAGCCAAGACAAAACGACCCACCTGCAATACCTCGTCAGCAGACACAACAGGCTTAGTGTTTGATCTGTCGTAGAAGAATGAATGGCGCAACGGATCCAGGCTAACCTGTGACCACGCAGGATCTTTCATCTTTTCTTTGACCATCTTGAAGATTTCATCTGGCGTCATGTTGACCCAGGTTCCCTCAATGGTTTGCTGCGGTGCCTTTTGTCCTGCACGCCCTTCTTTCATTTGAGCAATGCCAAACGCCTTCTCTTCAGAGCGGATAGCAAACACAGCATTCTTCAGAAATCCAGCCGACTTGTAGCTGATGTTTTTTCCAGCCGCCGCATTGGTTGCGGGCTTGCCTTCGTGAATAGACACTACGCTGCCATTAACTCCGTTGGCTCTTCCCCACTCCAACGCAGGGATGTCCATTCGCAAACCAACCTTTGTGCCGTCTGCAACAGTAGCATTAACAAGCTTTGGATCTTTTTTCTGAGGAATCTTGTTTACCAAGATTAAACGCATTAAATCATCATTAATTGGAGTTTCTAGCTTGTCGCCAAGTATTTCTCCAATGGGAGTGTAGTAATTTACATACTCATCATACTGTTGCTTGGTAATGTTTCCAGCCTTTAGCTCACGCGCAGCAAGCACAACCTGTTCATTGCGGCCTTCTTTTAGCTTGAATCCCTTGGGCGCAGTTAGCTTGGGAGGAGCTTTAGCAGCAGGTTTTGCTGCTGCCGGTGGCGCAACCTTCTTGGTGCCAATGCTGCGACCAATAGCCTTCTCGGTTACCTCTGTGGGGGTTTCTAGCAACGTATCAGCCGCTCTGACCACCGCATCCAAAGCGGTTTCATACTGCGCATCTATACCCAGAAACTTCCTGAATATCTCTACCAAGCGGATCAAAGCATTGGTATTTCCAACCTTTACAGTTTTAAGGTAGTCCTGAAAATCTGGATAAGTTAAACCCCATGAAATCAATTCTTTGACGTTCTGGACGGTGTTGGCACCCTGGGCAATTGCGTCAAAAATTGGATGCTGTTTACCCGCCCTTTTGTCGGCAGCAATTTGTTTTTTTACTTTGTCAAGCACAACAGTTAAGTCGTTGTACTCTTTTCCCCGTGCGCTCAGCAAAGGAACGGTGGCAGCATGAAGCAATTCATGCAAGATGGTGATGTATCTTGTGCCTGTACCTCTATGCGCCTTGCCGTTTTTCAGCCCAGCAAATTTTAAATTACCAGCGCTTAAATTAATTGCGTAACTAAATATGCCACGGTAACTTAAGTCATCTCGGTTTAAAACGGTAACAGGTTTATTGAAAAAATTCCTGTCATCAAGCTCTTTAATTCGAACCAAGACCTTTTCTGCAACAGCTTTTGCCGCACTGTTTGGCGCATTGTCCACAGCCCATTGAGCAAGCTGAGTAGCGGTCATGCCTTTTATCTCTGCGGCAATTTCCTCCATTGACTTCTTGGCAACAAAATCTTTTGGCTCCGGCAACTCTGCGGGAAGCCCTGCGTCTACTGTTGGTTTTTCTTCTTTTGGAGGGATTTTTGCAACACCGTCAGTCTTTCTTTGGGGTTTAATGACTGAAGAATTCTTAATAGCATCTGCTTGTTGAGCTTCGGCTTGGGCGATGAGTTCATTGATTTCATCTTCGGTAAATCCTTCGCTGATGTATGTTGCAATTTCGTCTATGGTGTACTGATTTTCACCAATGGTGTATGACTGCGACCCGCTTGTTGCAGCAAACAAAGCACTGCGATATGCGCCCTGATACTCAGCCGGAGTCGCCTTTGGCATATTGGCGTCTAGATCTTCTTTCAGAGCATCAATATCTACACCAGCAGAACGGGCCTCTTCCTCCAGATCGCTTAAGCTGACTTCGGGGGCGATGTCTTTTGGCTGCTCGGCCATCTCGCCAAGCTCAAGGTTTATGCTTGGAACAGCTTTTAGCTTTTCTAACTGATCCTGTATCTGTGCTTTTTTATTTTGTGCAGCCTCTAGCTTTGCGGCGGCTTCTTCGGTTCTATAGTCCCCGTTGCGCAACTTCCCTGCAATATGTTCTATCGCTGCCTGGGCATCAAAGTTTTCATTGTCGGAGCGGTTTTCCGTTGGCAAAAACGCATCCAATGTGCCATCAGCAACCATGTCCTCCAAGAGAACACCCTGCCCGCTAGCGCTGTACAACTGACGCAAACTCTTTTTGTCTTTGTCAATATCGGCCAAAGAGAATGCACCGGGCCGCTCCACAAGAGAGCCTTTGAGCATACGGAATAGGCTTCCCTTTTCAGCCTGCGCCTCTTTTATTTCTTTGTTTACCTCAACCAAAGCAGCTTGCACTTCTTTTATTTCTTGCTTTTCCTCTGGGGTAAATTCAAACTTTTCCACGCCCCTGGGCTTTGTTTGCTCAGTCTCACTGGGAACAAACTCAGGCGCTTCTGGCTCCACGGGCGCAGCAGCCTGCGGCTCAGGAGGTGTAGCAACAGGGGGCGCTTCCGCAGGTGGTAACGTTTCCACGCCGGTTGGCGCAACGGCGCCAGGAATCTCAACTTGAGAGGGTATGCCCTGATCGGCAGGTGGTAACGTTTCCACGCCAACGGGTTCGCCCGGTGCTGTTTCTGTGGGCGGCGTAGCAGGTGGCGGCGGAGGTGTGCCTTGACCGGTAGGCGGGGCGGCAGGTGGTAACGTTTCCACGGTACCGGGACGCCGTGCTGCACCAGCAATAGCACCCATGCCACCGCCACCAATAGCAGCCATACCAGCAGCCTGACCAACACCGGCAAACAGATCCTGCTCAGGGTTGACCTCACGCATAGCCAAATTCTGAGAGAACTTACCGCCACCCTCTTCAACCATTTCGCTTACGGACTCGCCCAAAGCGCCTTTACCGGCACCTAGAATGCGACCAGTTTTTCCTGGAACTCCAGCAAATGCCTCTTCCAAAGTACGTGCGCCGGGAAGTCTCTGGGCCAACAGTGAGATCAAAGCACCAGACGCACCAGCAGCCCTAGCTAATCCCAAAGCTTTCTGCGCAGCTTCGGGCTCAGACATGCCTTGAGCTATCGCTTCTTTGTAGATGTTCTCATATGCACCAGCGCCTATATCAGCACCCTGCTGTACGGCACCAGTACCAACAGCAGCCTTGACACCAAGCTCACCAGCTTTCTTGGCCGCGATCTGCTTAGCCGCAACCTGTGCAGCTTCTTTGGCAGCGCCGCTTGCCACCAATGCAGCGGCCTCACGGGCAGTAATACCAGCGGCAGTAAGTGCGGCAGTACCGCCACCTGTTAATAAGGCAGGGATAATCTGTGGAATCTGTTCCACCAAGAACCCAACAAGCAAGGCTGGGTCTTTGATAGTCTCGCCAAAAGCTGTAGCACCGGCAGCAATCTGTCCGGTCTTCTCAGCTTCTTGTACCTTCTGCGCCCTGGCTTCTTCTTTAGCCTTGAGCGCCGGGGACAGCATCTCTTCCCCGTACTTCTTGATGTCTTCACCAGCCCCCAACAGACCAGTTTTAGAGAAGTCCCCGGTAGCCAAGCCATACAACTGGCCCGGTAACTGTACCAACGAACCAATGCCAGAAACAAACTTGCCGCCTACGTCCTTGGCAGCTTCCCCATATGTCCTTTGAGGAATAGGCTTGGCTGTAGGAACCGCTTCTTCTTGGACAACAGGCGTTTCTACCCCATACTTTTGCCGGATGGCAAAGCGTGTTGCATCATTTGCCTGGGAATAGTTGGGATCCTGTGACGCATACTTATTAAAAATGGCTTGCTTGGTAGCAAAGTTTGCATTTACATAATTTGGGTCAGCAAGAACTTCTTGTAAAGTGGGCATGGCTTACTTCAGCAAGGGATTGGATGTGTCTACTTTACCAGTGGGGCTGCCTAGCGCACTTCTTCCAGAAGTTGCCATTCTGTCATCAACTTTTTTCTTCATATACGCCTCTATGTCAAAGGGCACACCAGACTCTTTGGCTTTTTTCTGAGCTTCACTTATTTCCTTCATGTAAACCCCAGCCGCCATGTTTTGTCTAACATTATCTTCGGCTTGGTCGCGGGTCATTTCACCCTTAAATCCACCCGTAAGAGCCCGCACACGCTCATAAGCCTCAGTTGGACTCAGACCTGCTGCAACGTAGTTGGCAATAGCAACGGAATCAATGGACGCCGATGGCGTGCTGTGCAATCTAACTCGCATATCACGATCAAGTCGAGCAATTCTTTCTTGCGTATCTTTGCTCATCTGCGCAATTTTTTCATTGGAATTAATCAAAAGAGTTTGACGAGCCATATCGTTCTTTGCTCTTTCTTTTTCTGTTTCCAAAGAAGCAAGACCTTGCGTTTGTGCAGAGTACATCTGACCGCCAACAGTACCAGCCAAGCCTCTTTGCCGAGCTTGCTCAGTTGTCATGCCGGTAGCAGCAGCCATTGCCTCTTCACGTTGCGCTTTATCCAGACCGCCATACAACTCATTTAAACGGCGTTTCTGCGCAATATCAGCAGCTTGCTCTGCCGCTTGTGACTGCAAATAAGCAGGGGCTGCACCGCCCAGACCACCCTGGCCCATGCCACTTAACACGGCAAGCGCCCTGTTTAGGTTACGATCTTTGAGCATTCCCTTGTATTGCTCTTCTTCTTGAGCTAAACGTTTCCGCTGTTCTTCGCCGTACTCACCCTTTACGCCAGCCAATTCACGAGCCTTCAGACGCTCTGCATTAATATCGGTAAGCTGTTGAGGAGTCAACACCGACATTGCAGCTTTTCTAGCCGCTGGATCGGACAAGATCTCTTGCAGGCTCAAAGGCTTCTCGGCAGGGGTTTGTGGCGTAGTCGTAGGCAATTCATACCGATGCTCATAAGAATCATCAAATTGAGCTTTGCGCCGCTTCTCTTCTTCAGTCTCTTGAACTACGGGCACTTGATCGCCAGCAGCAAAGGCAATGATTCCACCGCTGCCAAACTTAAACATATCATCTCGCACAGGTAAACGGGCAATACCCCCACTAGCCGCTGCAAACTCAGGCTGCTCTTCTTCCTGCATAGGAGGCTGAGGTATACCTGGAGGCACGGGCATAGGCTGCTGCTGAGGCTGCTGAGCCATTTGCTGCTGAGCCATTTCCTGCTGTTTAGCCTGAAGGGCCATCAGTCCAGCTTTCTGCTCAACTTGCTCCTTAACAGTAGGCTGTTTACCTTGTGCAGCCTGTTGACTAGCGGCCATCCTTTGCTGCATAACCTCTCTGCGCTGCATCTCACCCGTAGCCATATAGGCGGGAACCATTGGATCCTTGCCGTTGGCATACTCCATTAGCTTCTGAACAGGAACGTCTTTTAAATGCTCATTGATTTGTACGAGATTCATATCTTTCCCTTAGAGACTTAGCGGGTTGGAGTGGGAGTAGCAACTGTTGTTGGTGTGGGCGTAGGCGTAGGCGAAACCTGACCCAAAGCCTCCAGCGATTTGTACAGCGCAGTAAGGCCCGCAATCTGATTACTGATCTTACCGATCTCACTCTGCATATTCGTGGATTCAGTCGTTGTGATGGGCAGGCCCGTAAGCAAGTTTTTCTGGAACTGCACCTTTTGGAACGGATCTTCCCGCTCTTCTTCAAACTGTTTCTTGTCAGCCGTAAGACCTTGCTGCTCAATGTCACGCTGAACCGCGCCAGCTGCACCCAGCTTATCAAGGCTAGTAAGACCGAAATTAGCACCGAACTGCCGTGATGCTTCTGTACTCTGACCAGCCTGCAACTCACGATTTTGGTCGGCGTTGAATTGAGCCATAGCCTTGTCGTAAGCTGTGCTGTATCCCTGACCCAGGGCCGCTTGCATCTTATCCAAGACGTTACGCTCACCTTCAGTTTTTGACAGGGCAGAACCGGAACTGCCAAATGCACCCATCTTGGTAGCTTGAGCTTGATTTGCCCGGTTGGTAATCTGTCCCTGACGGCGCAACTCTTCTAATTGCGGATTGAGTGCAACATTAAGAAATGGATTCATGTACGCCTGGGCAGCGTTGGTATCAAAGATGCCGCCTTTAAATTGCGTAGGCGTATATCCCGTTGTAGCCACATCAGACAGACCGGCAAATTGCTGCTGCTGAAGGTCAGAGGCACCGGCAGTAAGCGGCCCTTTGTACCCTTGATATGGCGTGTTGGCTAGAGCCTGACCCTTGCCAAGATAGTCAGACACCATCGGCCCCGCCCAAGTAGAAAGACCTTGAGCAGTAGATGTACCTTGTGAGGTTATGGTGGGGGTCGTGACACCCGTTCCTGCTGGGCCTCCGCCCTGAAACTTAGCCACTCCACCGGCAGAAAAGCCAACCTCGCCCCCTGGCATGAACTTATTGGGGTTGATTTTCTTACCCTGTTCGGGGTTTCCAGTGCGTGCTTTGCGAACCCGAGACATCATTTCATACAGCTTTTTGGCCCCGGCATCAGAGTTTCCATTGCCAAGGTGGGAAACGACATCAGCAGGAATCACAAACTCTCCATGACTCAAGGCAGCTTTTTGCTTCCCATCGATAGAAGATGGGATCTTGTCAGCCATGCCGTCTGTTTCGCCCTGCAAATATCTAGCCACACCACCACGGGCAAATTGTGCTGGCATCAATGAAGCTACGCCGGAAGCGGGCTCACTGGTAACGTTACCAGTAGGAGTGGTAGTGGGTGTGGGTTCATATGCCATCCTAAACTTGCCCGCATACGGGTTAACCGATGGCGATGGAGCAGGTCTGTACCCAGACAAAATACCTTTCGCTTGGGTGGCAGCAGCAGTATTTGCAGCCTCTACACCGCCCGGAGTGACAAACTGCGTGTCAGTAAAGTAGCTCCGCCCAGCAGAACCGGGGACACGATTAGGATCGTCGTATTCAACCTGCTTCCTTACGGCGGTATAGCTTGGAATACTGCCCTGATATGAGTTTGACTGCGGCCTATCACCACCCTGCAAAGCCTTAAGGGCCGTAGCAGCGGTACCAATACCAGCTACGTTAAACTTTTTTGTCTGAGGGTCGTACAGATAGTTTTTAATGAATGAACCGGCAGCAGAGCCAAGACTATTGATGGCATCTTCAATAACTTGCCTGCCCGTTGGATTTTGAACAACAGCTTGCGCCTCATTTATGAGGGCTAAGTTAGCCGGATTATTGTAGAAATCCAGGTAATTTTGATATTGCGTTGCCTTATCTGCCGCCGATGTATCTACGTCAATCGTAGACCAATTAAAATCTGGTGGGACATATAAATCGCCAAAGTCAATTGAATCACTCATATCATCTTCCTTCTAAGATTCTCAGGATTTCGTCCATAGTAACTTCTTCCTGGGGAAAAAGCGCATTCATATAACCACCCTGGGCAATTTTAACTACCCTCGGCTGATCTTGGGTATCTTTTTTCTCTGGCGTTGGAAAGCTAAAGAACCCCACATTTAGGGGATCTCTAAAGTCAAGTACGTTTGATGCCTCTACCACGGGTGGCGTTGTCGGTGCCGCAACAGCAGGGGATCCAGCTGACATTGCAGAAATCAATTTGTCCGCAGCTTTTTGTTGACGAGTTTTGGGCTTTGGCGCGGGAGTAGGCGTTGGCGTGGGAGTCGGCGTTGGTGTAGGCGTAACTGAAGGCTCCGGCGTCACCGGAGGAGTTACAGGAGGCGTAACTGGAGGCTCTGGCGTCACCGGAGGCTCTGGCGTAACTGGAGGGGTCACTGGTGGAGTAACTGGAGGGGTGACCGGGGGCGTAACTGGCGGAGTTACAGGCGGTGTAACCGGCGGAGTTACGGGAGGGGCTGTGGTATCGACAACAGGCGGAACAACTACCGGCGGCGCAACAGGTGAGGTAACTGTAGGCGTGACAGATGGAGATGGGCTGGGTGAAGCTATTTGAGGCGCAATTGTTTTGGCAGTCAAATCCATCTTAATGGTTTGATTGGGCGTCAAATCATATGGAACATTTACGGTTGCCTGGGTTCCATCTGGCCGCGCAACCACGGCGTTCTTTGTTGCCGGGTCATACGATACGACCACAAAGTTTTCAAAGCCAGTTTCAAAATTAACATCGCCTACGTTTATGGTTGGAATGACTTTGCTTGGAGGCACATCAACCGGCGTTAACGGCGTAAGAGAAGGATTGAGAACGGCATTTATGTCATTAAAGATTGGATTGTTGACAATCCCTGGATTTTTATCCACTAACTTTTGAAGTTCATCTTTAAAGCCCTGTACAACGCCTGCCGAAGTGGTTGAATCCCCTTTTGCATCGTTAATAGCTTGTATAAGTTCTTTAGCAAATGAAGCATCGCCAGCTAGCAAACCCTGCATCCCAGGAATACTTTGCAGCGCATGAATACCCATCGCCGCTTCAGCAGCATCAAGGGTTCCAAATTTTTGAAATACTTCACGTAGCGTAGATGGCATTCCTCTATTTTTCAAATCCTCTTGAACAACCTTTGCATCTACGTCAACAATTTTTGAGTCCCTGTTGGGCCCATTGACAAATCCTTTTTTACGAAGCTCCTCATTAACTTGATCGGGATTCAGGGAATAAATTTTGTTCATCATCTCCACATATTTTGATGGGTTGTTTCTATAAAACTCCCTCTCCAAAACAGTAGGATCAATGCCAACAACTTTGCCATCGGCAATGTAATACATCCCACCATTTGCATTAAGCGAAATTGGCGTGGCAACAATCTTCCCAGTTGCAAAATCCATGATGCCAATAGTCTTAGGTAAACCATTTGCGTCAAGCACCACTTGACCTGCCCTCAATGGCTTGGGCGCACCAGCAGGCCCAGCAACTAAATCTTCATCAAAGCTAACAGAGGTGATGTCTTTGTTGTAGCTGCCTATGGGCACGTTTGCATCCAAGAATCCAACAAGCGTGTCATACGCATTCTGGGCTGTAAGCGTTTGAGCCTCGGGGCGGTCTCCAACAAATCTTTGTATTTCGGCATCAGTAGGATCTCTACCAAGCACGCCTCGCAAAAACTCCTGCGCCTCACCAGCATCCGTTGTTTTTCCATCAAGATAATTTTTGTACTTGGCGGGGTCGGTATAGCCCTCTTGAATTGCTGCTTTTCTTTGATCCCAGTTATCCCATCCCTCAGACTTCAATACACCATCGGCAATAGTGTTAAATGCAGCAACTGGGTTTTTAGCCTTTAGGCTTTCTTTAAGCTGATCGTCTGTTGGCGTGTACCCCAAGTTTGCAGCTTGATCCGCAACTGACTTGTAATTTATTAAATTGTTTGCCAAGCTATTTGGATTGGTAAACCAAATAAATTTATTCAATTCTTCAAAGGTTGGCTCTCTGCCCATAGCCTCATCAAAGAACTGTTTTGTCTGGTCTACAGCTTTTAAAGCATTAAGGCCCGCTCCAAAGGCGTTAATCAAAACCGCTTGTGTTGGGTCTTTTCCAGTCAAATTGGCGGTGACTGCGGCATTGAACGCCATCTTGGCAAACGGATTTAAATCATTGAAGCCGGAAATACTTCCAGCAAGAATGGGAACTGCGCCTGCAACTCCTGCATTCCTAAATGCCGCCACCGGGTCTTTCCCAACAACACCCGCCATTACGCCAGCAGTTGTGGCGGACGCTATTGCTTGCGTTGCCAACTGCATGGTGGTCAATGGAATCTTATTTGCAATTGATGTTGCAATGGTTGGATCAATTGCACTGGTAACCTTATCCGCCACCATTGGAGCGCCGTACAACATACCAAGGGTCAGCGCTGCATTTCCCCATTCACCAGTTCTCATTCCGCCAATGACGGCATTTGTGGCAATGTATGCAGACCCAGATCCAGGCGCAAAATAATTCATCACCATTGGGATGATTGGCCCCAAGTCTTTATTAACTTGAGTCCACGCCTTTCCAAAAATTCCACCGGTTGGATCATTGGGGTAGTAATAATAAACTTGACTGCTTCCGTTTATCACATCCCCTGATGCTCCAACATAGAATTGTTGAGCGTATTCAGAGCTAACTTTATTTGGCTGTGTGATGTAGAAATGATTTTTGTCATCACCAGCACTAGGGCCAACTGATGGAACGCCCGTTCCAAGAATTGGAGGGAATTGTTTTAAAGAATAATACTCAACCCCTTGCGATACGGCTTTATCAAAATCAGTTTGTTTCCACAAAAAACCTTTATTTGGCTCTTTGTATTGTTCTGCAAACATTGGTGGCAAACCAGCAGAGTCAGGTAACTGATATTGAATTGCATTTTTAAAAGTGTCGCCGTTTAAGTATTCTTTTTTGTAGTATTGCTCATTGGTTGATTTATCTATCATGCCCTTCTGGACAAACTCCAAAGGAACATAGACGTACTTATCTCCATCAGCGCCCGTGATAAAAGCCTTTGTGGGATATTTTGCGGACGCCCAAACAGAAGGTTGACCTGGATATTCCGCGCTCACATCTTTGAGGTTGCCCGCGTTCTTTTTTGAGGCCGCAAAAGCGTCATCAATCTCTTGCGCCGCTTTTTCTTCTGGTGTTGCCATATCAAGTCACCGGTAAGGATGAAACAAATGAAAGCGTAGCCACAACCGATTGAGTTGATGGCTTGGTAGGAGTGCCGGAAGCGGCGAGATGCTGGATACTTACGGCAGTGTTGGGTATAGACCAGTATATTTCAATGTAATCATTTGCAGCCATACTTAAAAAATAGTTCCAACCAACAATTGCGTGCCCATCTGTTCCAGCGTGTCTGTTTGGGATAGACACAAAGCCAGTTGAACCCGATATATCTACCCCGTTTTGACGCAGCCAAATGTAGACATCCTGAAAGGCGGTGTCGGTGTTTTGAAACTGAGTTGAAAACTGGAGGTTGTATATACCGGCGTTTTTAACCGTAATCTTGGATGAACTGATGCTGACGCCATTGGCAAAGTCCGTGGTGTTCAGAGTCATCAAGGTGGCTGTGTTGGCCGTGGCGGTTTGATCTACGCTAGAAGAAAACGCCCCATAAGGGAAGTTGACGTACTTACCCCCGGTGGTGTCCAGAAGACCCCCAAAGGCGCTGTCAATCTGATTGAAATACAAGCGCAGGATATTGCGGAACTGATCCTCGTCTGTTTTCCCATATTCAATCGGTGAATTGGGTAAAGCAGGCGCTCTGAACCTGCGTAGAAACCGAGTGACAATGGTTGCCATTAACGTCTGCCGTCCTGGCGGATGTCAATACGTGGTGAGCCAAGCTGCCAAGTCACGCCTGCTGCCGTAGATCTAACCTCCATAGCTATCTGCCTCCCTCTGACGCGAGTATAGATCTGACCAGTAAATTCTTCTATGGGAAGTATGGCCGTTCTGGTAACTGTGGCATTGTTTTCACCGCCCACGGAGGCTGGGCTGTTATACCCAGAGCCTGAGTTTTGCATGGGCTTGAGATACATCGTCACCTGTGGGCTAGCCGCAGTAGATCCCCTGAACGTAATGTCAGGCACCACACGCCAAATAAACCCAAACTTGTCACCATCTTCAAGGTCAAATTCAGCAGAAGTAATGAACGCCTCAATTGGTAACGTTACCGGCGTAGTGTTATCGTCTACGCCTTGCTCGTGGTTTACCACATTGAGGTCATAGGTGGCTGCGATTGGGTAGTCCCGCAATCCACTATCTAGCCATGCCGTCCGGGCCATTGACCCGTAGTACCAGCAGCCTTGACCCTGGTTTTCTGCATAGTTAAACACCACATAGCTGTCAATATTGGTGCTTGTGCCCGAGCAGTAGAACCACCAAATCTCGTTGAAGCCCTCATTTGATCCGGCTAAAACCTGGGTAAGTTGACTTTTATTGATGTTTGAAAACACATACTGCCGCAAATCGCAGTTCTGTGTTTGGGTGCGTCCATCATATTTGTAAAACTTGTCCACGCCCATCCAGTACGCCACGCCGTTAGCGTATGCCACTGCATTCTCAGAGGCAATTGAAGTGTTATCCCCAACGATTTGAGGTGCCCATACATTGGGGGCACCCACATACTGTAGAGAATAGATGGATGAGTCTGTCCACACCAAGATTTCTTGACGGGCCTGCATGGCGGTTACGATCTCCGAGCCGTGAGAAAGGTAGGTAAATCCAGCTTCTACAGTGGGGCTTGGCGTCCAATTAAATGGATCTCCCTGGTCTGACCAGCGGATAAGCATTGGATTGAATGTCGCTGATCCATACTCCGTGGCCCCAAAAGCAAACACAAACCGGCTGGAATCGGATACCAATATGTAGTTTTGGGTAATCGGCACATCGGTTGCGCCACCGTAATCCTCCAAAGCTATGGCCCTGGAGGAGATCTTATGAACCCCTGATTGTGATCCGGTGGTAGCTATGGCAGATCCACCATAGGTAGCAGACAAATTACACGAGGTTCCCGATGAATTGATGACGTAGTACACCTGACCCACGTTCAATCCAGTAGGCAGTGCCCCCGTTGTAGTCAGAATAATTGCCATGCCATCTGCCAATGTAATGGACGTAGACAACACTGCTGGCGTAGCAATCGTTACGGTGAATGTTGTCCCGGTCAATCCAAAAGAGGCATCCCAGTAGTAAATCCCGCCGCCACTTGGGCCAAAGATAAGATCCTCGCCAAAGTTACTTTGACTCCACATACGGAATGTTTGTTGCGATTCCGTTCCTATGCCCCAGGCTCCAGACCCCCACGTTCCCGCGCCCCATCCCACAACCGCAGCAGCGTATGCAGCGCCTGTAGCTATTTGATAAGCCGCCCGAACAGTGCCGCCACCCGTGGCAGAAGAAGAAGCTTTAGCCGTTACCGTGCAAATCCCCGATTGAGTTGATCCCGTGGAATCAATTGCAGCCCCGCCAGAGGTCAAAGACAGACTAAATGTATAGCCGGATGTGGCAATAACGTAGTAAGTTGTTCCAGCTACATACGGAGCAGGAAGCGTACCTGTGGTAGTTAACGTCACCTGGACATTGTTGGCAAGCTGAAACTGCGTTGCAAAAACAGTGTTTGCTTTAGCCGTCCCAGTACCAGATCCAGCGCCCGTAGCGATAAACGCTACACCAACAGTATTGGCTGACGCGCCAATTAGCGTGAAGTCAGTGGTTCCTACAAATGTGATGCTGTACGAATTACCAATCACAAAAGATCCGGCAGCAATGGAAACGTTACCAGCAATAGAGATTGAAGCTTCCGATTGAACCGGCACGGTGTAAGTATTGGCCGTGGTGCCGGAGGTTAGAAGATACTCCCCCAGCAAAGTAATTCCACCATTGGACGATGAGCCCGTGAAGGTTACATAATTGTTGTTTGAGTACCCGCCGTTTGCATCAGTGACCGTTACTGTGGACGATCCACTCACCATAGCAAACGGGTTGGTCAGCGTGTTGGTTTGATTGAGCGGGGTTATATCGTAGTAAAAACCGCCGCTTTCAATGTAAAACTTTAAATTTGTACCTACGCCTAGCAGTTGTTGTGCGCCAAGTGTGACCCAGGCCCACAAGGATCGGCACACACCAAGAAACTTTTGCGCAGATATTTGCGTCCAGCCACCGATCTTCTCTGGCGTACCTTGGCGAAAGCGAATCTTGTCACAGTCATACCAGCCGTTCTCGCTGGTGTAACGGGTGTTCTCCTTATTTACACCGGGGCGGAGCAGAAGTTTTTTGAGTGGCATGATTGACCTTATGACAAGAACATGGCTCGTTCATCGATACGCCGATTTTGCAGCCCTTTGAGTATTTTCCCACCTCCCAGGCAGTATTTCAATAGCTCCTCCGCAGCACCCGCTTTATCACCTCGGTTTAGCTTGGATCGCAGTGTGCTGCGTTGCAAAGTTCCTAGCCCTACATTGAATGAAAATGAAACCAGCGCATCAAACATTCCTTGAGTAAGAGGAACAGGGCAATAAGTTGCCACTCCCTTCTCAAACCTAGCAAGATCAGCTTTAAGTATTGCATCCACCTCATCCTTTGTCCATACACGATTGTCTTCCGGGCGCAGGGGGAAGTTCATGCGCTCGGCCATTGGTATCTTGGCTTGTTCGGGGTACAGAACATGGCCCACGCCAATCGTCCAAAGCGCCGCTGGGCAACGATACGGCCTGTACCGCACACCTTCGTGGTGGCGGATGACCTCGCAAGCCTTGGGGCTGACGTTCATTTGCCAAACGCCCTGCCACCAAAATGGAAGCTTATTATGGCCGCGAACAGAGCCTGGGTTTCGTCATCCCACAGTTGGTTTGCCATTTCCGCAAAGCTTACGCTGTTGGTGAAGCCATGCCAGATCAAGGCACAGTCAATGCCCACCAGAAGCAGGAAGAAGCCGTAGGTGATGACCGGGCGTACCGATGCCCTCAGATTCTTCATCCAGGTGCTTGTGCCCTCGTTTAAGCTAGTGTCGTGGGCGTATATGGCCTGCATCTCAGCCTGTTGAGCGCCAATCAGGGCTTGCTTCTCATTGGATTTGGTTTCCATCTCCAGTTGCTCTGACTTGATATGCTCAACCCGCTCCTGGGCTTCAAAGCCCAGTTTTCGCATTTCTAACTCCCGCTGAATCTGAAGCTGGGCCAGGGCCATCTCATGCTTCTTGTCGCTGCGGTCTTGGAAGAACTCCAGCAACTTGGGCAAGCCACCCATCAGGAAAGAGATCAGGGTTGAAAATAGGGTCAGCATTACTGTTTACTCCTTGAAAGCATTGTTGCCGCTATGAGCAGCAGGTTGTTAATCTTCTCCATGTCTTCTGGCTGTTCGGCCCATCCAACGGTAATCTGTCCAATGAACCTGCTTGGATCAGGCGGCACACCCACTCTACACCCAAAGGTCATTCCCTTCTCAATGTACCAAAGGCCAATCTCACTCTGCGCTTGGGTGTAGCTTCCGCAGGTTATCTCTCCTGCCATCAGCGCCACCACATCCCTGTTGTTGGCTGCATTGGATGTAAACAGCCCAACATCCAGCCCGTCATTAATCTTGTCCCGGCCTTCCTTTGTGTAGGCTCTGTGTAGCACCCGTGTGCCAAACATGGGGTTGACCTTGAACACTGCCACAACCACTGCCCCAGTATGCTTGAACAGGTGTGACGCCGCATCCTCAATTCTGTCTTCTGCAATGGAGGGCATCTTCTGGTTCTCCCGGTATGCCCCCACCAACAATTCTTGGTTCTGCCAAAGAAAATACCCTGTAAACGTTACCACCCCCATCACCAGGATGGCGATTAGCTTGAATGGGCTGTCCACATAGGCCAGCACCTTGCTCAAGGTGTCATCTGGGTTCGGCTTCTCGTTTGGCATCTTCTTCAACCTGCTTACGCAGCTTTTCCACTTTTTCCATTTGAGCCTTGGCTTCGCGCTTCACCACCATCGTGTCCACATACAGCATCCCCACCAGAGGGATCATTAGCACAAAGACCAGCGCAAACAGGATCAAGACAAAAAGGTATCCAAACGACCCCGATGATGAAGACTGATTATCCACATTAGGCATATCAGGTATCCGATTACGAAAACCACCAGCACCGTTTCCAAAACCCTGTCCAGTATCTGATTTTTTAACCTTTGTCGCCGCCATGCCTTCACCCGCTTTTCGTGCAACTCCCGTGCCGCTTGCTCCGATTTCTGATCCAACAGCTTTTGATACTCTTCAACAATCTCACGCCAGAGATCAGGTTGACCCATCTCCCAGCGCACCATTCTCTCAAGATCGGCATAGAACTGCTTGGTCTGCCGCAGATACATCACGTTGTCTATGGCTTGTGTGGCAAGATCGTCTTTGATCCCCTTCTTTTGGTTCTCTTCACGCTGGTACTGAGCCTTCTCATGGCTGGCCTCCAACTCTGCGTGGCCTTTGAAAAAACTCGAAAGGGCTGTACCAACTTCACCTGTGATCTTTGTCAGATCAGACCCGGTTTTCTTCAGGTCTTGGTAAACGCTGATGCAGCCCTTTATGCCTTCATATGCCCCTTTACACAGGGCAAATGCAGTTATTGGATCAATGGCTGCTCCGCAGGCTTGGCTTCTTCAGGCATTGGCACTTGAGGAATGGCTTGCTCACGAATAGCTTGGATCATGTCAGCCACTTCAGCATAGGGGCGTGTACCCAAATACTGCATAACGGCATTCACAAGGCCCAATGTCAATTCAATTTTCTTGTCGTTCATAAGTTGCTCCATAGTTACCGCTGTCAGGGCCAGCGGGTTGCCCTTTTTTAATTATGCCAGCCAAGGCAGAGGTGGGGTGATAGAATCACACCCATGAATTTTTTTGTTTATCTTCATCGAAGAGCCTCCAATGGAAAAGTGTTTTATGTTGGGAAAGGTTGCAGATACAGACACAAGTCGCTCTGGAATCGATCTCAACATTGGCAAAACATTGTGAATAAACATGGCTACACCATTGAGATTGTACAAACAGGAATGCAAGAATGGTGGGCTTTTGAGCTTGAGTGCGAGTTAATTTTGAAGTACAGCGACCATGGCCTTTGCAACCGCACCAACGGGGGTGAGGGAGCATCTGGCTTTACCATTACAGAGGAAACCAAGCAAAAACATTTTGAACAACGATGGTCTGACAAATGGCGCAACAATTTAAGCGCCAAAGCCAAAGAACGATTTGCCAATCCAGAATATAGACAAGCGCATTTAGACAGGCAATTGCTTGTAATGAATCGACCTGAAGTTAAAGAAAAATTACGTGTAATTGCTTTAAAACGATTTTCTAATCCAGAAGAAATAGAAAAGACTCGGCAAAACACTATCAAATATTTTTCTAACCCTGAAGCACGTAAACTTGCAAGCAAAAAAGCCTTAGAACGATTTAATACTCCAGACAAACGAGCCGCCCATGTACAAGCAAAAGCAGTCATGTGTATTGAAACGGGCAAAGTTTTCGGGACTTGCACACTTGCCGCAGAATGGTTGCGCTCCACACTGGGATGTGGGAACAACTCACAAATAAGCAAAGTGTGCAGAGGGGTCATGAAAACTGCCTATGGGTACACATGGCGGTACATTACACCAGCCAAGGAATCGGTAAATTCACCACGGGTGGGTTGATAGCTTGTGCAATCTGCTGGTTAACAGCCGCCTCTGTAGCTTCCTTATCCACACCAGATGCCCAAATCCAGCCAAGCACATCGTTCAATGTCAATTGGCTGTAAGGCACAAAAGTGCCGCCAGTGTAGTTAAATGAACAGGTGGAATAAACACTACCGTTGTATGTTTTCCCATCTTGCTCTTGAGTTCCATTACATTGCCAATGGGCAACTATGACCACATCTGTCTGCCCCTCTGATTGAGGCAAACAATTTAACGCAGATACATTCCAGACTATGGTTGACATGATTTATGCTCCTTCTAAAGCGGTTATACGGGCGGTGAGTTGGGTGATGCCGTGATTGGCAAATTGACCATGCAACATATCTCTTGCAAGACCAACAAATTCTTCGGCATCTTCTAAATTTTCAAAAAGACCTAAATCATATTTTTTGTTATGACAATAGACTTGAGCCTTCCACTTTTTTGCTTTTTGATGCCAATACACACCTTTAACTCCAGATGTGTTATTTGAGTGCATTTGCTTGTTGTGGGCATTTTGAAATCTATCAGCCAAACGCAAATTTTCTATCTTGTTGTTTTGACGATTTCCATCAACATGGTCAACTAACGCTGGCATTTCGCCATACTGCATCATCCAAATAATTCGATGTAAAGCAATACACTGTTTATCAATATTAACAGCCACATAACCCTTGTCATTTACAAAACCAACTTTGTCACCAACTTTGGTTCTGCCAAGGCTTACCTTTCGATACAGGATTCCATCCCTGTACTCAAACATTTCATGCAAACGCTCTTTGGTAATCATGCGCCCACCTTGATTTTCAATGCCTCAATTTCTTCACGCATACTGACTATGAGGGCTTGTTGTTCTTGGATGGCTTTTACCAAATGTGGAACAAGAGCCGACAAGTTGATACCTTGATATTTCGCATTACCTTCTTCATCGACTTCATCTTGCGTACCTGTTGCGGCGGTAGGAATTACAGTTTGCAGTTCATGTGCAATAAAACCTTCACCATCAGAACCATCTGACTTCCATTTATAGGTCACAGGATTTAATGCAAGCACTTTTGCAAGCGAACCTTGCATTGTTACCACTTTATCTTTTAAGCGGTAGTCAGATAAGTTTGTTAAAACAATACCAGTTGTTCCAGATTGCGTTAAACCACCTACTAATGACCCATTGTAGAAGCCAGCAAGATAATATGCGCCAGATGCTGCGCCAGTTTTGTGCCCTATATTTAAGTAAGATTCTCCACCACCAAAAAGTGATACAACACCACCATTTGTTGGGGTTGTGCTTGTAGTCCCCACCAGCAAGTTACCGCTTGCATCAAGGGTCATTGCTTGGGTGAAGGTAACAGTGTTACCTGCTGTACCTGATGGGGCATTGAACCATGCGTGAACACCAGATGCAAGTCGATACATTGATGCCGCATCTGTATTGATGTATTTGTAATTTCCTGCTGAATCAAGATAAGAGTTTTGAATCATTGCAATTCGGTCAGTGAGGTAAGACCAAACTGAACCACCCGCAAACTGCAAAGCCCTTGTGCTACTTGCCGTACTCCAAGCACTAGGCGTAACACCCAATCCCAAGTTACCGCTGGAGTCGAGGGTCATTTTTGCTGGATCGGCGGCAGCCCCGGCAGTGCGAAATTGAACTGAGTTTGTAGCCCACAGGCTTAAATTGCCACCAGACACACCGCCGCTTGGTGCGTATATCTGATAAAACCCATTTCCATCCATGAAATGACGGCCATAAGTTGTGGTGGCATCATATTGCAAGGCCAGCGCAGAATCTGCAATTGCGCCACTTCCAGATGCACCCTTGAATACTTGCAATTTAGCGGTTGCATTGCTTAACCCAATACCCACATTGATTGTGCTTGCGATAACGAGTCGCGTTTGTATCTTGATAGAAATCAGCAATAGCGTCAGAAAAAGTGCTGCCAATACCAACCGTAAACTTCGTCCCATCAAAAGTAAGCGCAGACCCAGTGGTCAGCACATTGGAGCCATTTAAAAAGGCTACGCCGTTGATTGTGCCGCCCGACAAGGTGACAGTAGACGATGCAGACAGGGTAGTGAACGCCCCAGTAGAGGCTGTGGTGGCACCAATCGACATATTGTTGATAGTGCCTACACCCGTAGATGTAAGAGCCAATGTCGGAGTATTGCCTGCCGTGAGAGTGATTAAATTGGTATAGGCTGTGCCGTCCACATCGTAGGCGGCAAGAGACAAAGTGTTGGTGTTTGCTTGGGCAGATCTGAGTACCGTGCCAGTTACAAATTGGCTATTTACGGTAATGGTGTCTGTAACAGCGTCCCCAAGGGTAGTGTTACCAGTGACGGTTAAATTGGTGAACGTGCCTGGGCCAGCAGTGTTGCTGATCTTGATGAAGTCAGAGCCGTTCCAGGCGCACAGGGCTGATTCGCCCTTTGCAAT